TGATGCAAAAGGACAAGATAATATGAGTAGCACAATAGGAAGACCTATGTGTGAAGATTGTTATAACGCAGGAAAATAAAAATAAAATGGAAAAGCAACTTTACGTTTGTGGTTTTCTTTTTGATCATGATGGTAAAAAAGTTTGTTTGATAAAGAAAACAGATAAACATGATTTAAAATGGATGCATGGCAAACTTAACGGCGTTGGCGGAAAGGTATTACCAAATGAACAACCTGAAGAAGCTATGCGCAGAGAATTTCTTGAAGAAACTGGCGCTGATGTTTGGGGTTGGATACCATTTTGTACACTTGAATTTCAAAATGCAAAAATAATATTTTACAAAATATTCAGTGGTAGTATTGATGATGTAAAAACAATGACTGATGAACAAGTCGAAGTTCATGGTGCATCATTAATAATATCAGCAGGTTATAACGATATGGTTGCAAATTTAAGATGGTTATTACCTTTAGCACTTGATAAAGAAGTAAGTTCTGCAATTATTAATGGAAAAATAAATCAATGAGCAAAATTTATTACGTTTTAGGATTCATTACGTTTTGGTTATTAATAATAGTAGCATTATATTTTATATGGGAAGTGTATGTGAAAAAAACACGTTTTGGTGATTGGATTTTTGCTGTAAAAACATGGATTACAATTTGGTTTAGAAAAGATGTTGAACTTATAGAACGTGAACTACATTTTGTTGATACTGCATATTCAGATAAAGCTAAAAAACGATGGGAACATATTGTTATCGTTACAGCTTATAAAATAAAGCTATCGTTAATTAAAAAAATACAAAATAATGGATAACAGCGAAAATCTTGTAATTGAATTTGGAAATAAACTGTATTCATTAAAAATACAGGACTTCGATACTGATATAGATGTTGAAGCAATACTGAACATCGATTACGCAAATTTACTTGGTGAAATATTAACGTTTCCAGTACTGTTTAATCGTATTGGTAATTTACGAGCAGAATATGAAGCGCTTGTAAAAACAACTGCACTTGATCTTGAAGTATTACGAGCAGAAACAAAAGCAAGAATACGTAAAGCAGAAACTTCAATGGTTGATGATGGAAAAGGTAAAACAAAAATTGTTTCGCCTACTGTAGATGAATTAGAATCAAGAGTATTGATGGATTCTGCATTTAAAATTGCAAAGAAGAATCTTATAACGCTTGAAAAAAACTATTCAAAAATAGAATCAATATATTGGTCAGCAAAATCTAAGGATGGTAAGCTTGACAGATTAAGCGATAAGATGAAGCCTGAAGAATTTTCAATGGAAATACTTCAAGACACTTGCAACGGTGTTGCAATAAGGAAAGTTAAAAATAACATGCAAGAACCTTTTAAAAAATAAAATCGTAGCTCATGCCTAAAGTACATAAAAAGAAAGCAAACAAGGATTATCCTGAATATGGGATTAAAAAAGGTGACACGTATTATATGTGGACACTTTATAAGCAGCGTCCAAGAAAAAGTTTGACTTATCCTAAAGCGTCACAACTTACAGCATCTGCGTTTTTAAGTTCAATATATGATCTAAACGATCAATTAAGTAATATAAGACAGAATGTTTCAAGCGAAGATGAATTACAATCTGAAGTTGAAACAATAAAATCAGAGCTTGAAACATTGAGGGATGAATGCGAAACAAGTCGTTCAAATATGCCTGAACACTTACAAGATGTTGGAACTGGTGAAATATTGCAAGAAAGATACGATGCAGTAGAAGCAATGATCAATGAAATTGATGGAATTGATCTATCATTTGATGATGAAGCAGATATTGATGAATGGCTTGATGAAAAATGTGAAGAACTTTCAAATATTCAATTCAATGGATAAGAAAATTATGCAAGCGTTGGAATTTATACCAGAACCTTTTGAAAAATTAAAAGCAAGGTTTAATAAATCGCTTGAAATTGTATATAGCACTACAGTTATTGCAAAAGATGAAACGCAACGCCCTGGACAAAAAAGAGAAAATGTTTTTGATTTTGAAGATGGCGTGAGATTAATAATAGGCAGGGAAATTATTCAAGCAAAAGAAGTGATTCATATAAGTGGAAGTGTTAGCGAAAAACTATACACTGGAAAACTTGACGAATCATTGTTGAATTTAATGGTAAATAAATTTCAAAGTTTAATAGATTTTCCAGTTGAAATAGAACTTGTTGCTATCACTGAAAAAGGCATACCACATTTTATAGCTGATTGTTTTCCTTTCAATAATTTAAACTAATCGTATGGCTGATTTTTGTACTCGTTGCTCAGAAGAAATGTTTGGTACTTCAATTGCACCAGATATTGATTTGAAAAAAGAAGCAGAAAAACTATCTGAAGGACATTATATAGGTCCGTTTCTTTGTGAAGGATGTGGATTCATATTTCTTTACAATGATGAGGGAGTTATAAGAGTAAACGTTGAACAAAAACAAACAAAAGAACATCCTGATCTTAAAAAACTTCCTACTCTCGAAATGTTCTTAAATACACGAGAACAAGAATAACTTTACTTGCTCAATAAAGTTTATTTTGTAAATATTTGTTTATACATTACATAATGTTTAAAACACGTTACAAGAGGCCCACCTCGTAACAATTAAAAAACTTAAAAAACAAAAATCATGTCAACAGAACGTAAATTCGACAAGTCTCGGTTCAAAGGAACTAGCATGAAAGCAATGCAAACTGCAGATGATGCAGTAGACAAAACGCTTGGTAAGGAAAACAAAAAAACCCGCGGTGAATTTCACACACTTGAAAAAGGGTTGAATTATTTCAGAATTTATCCACATCACAATGCAGTTCGCGAAATGTGTGGTGAAAGCGATCCATCTGATAAAGGAGAAACTTTCGCCGAATCACGCGTGATATATTATTTACCACAATGGGTGGAAGATAAAGACGATAAAGGCAATGTGAAACTCGATGGTAAGAAAAAACCGATCATGAAAGAAATTCAAAAATCAGTTTTTGATTCTCGTATTCATGGCGGTACAGAAAAAGATATCGTTGATGAATACATCAAGTTTGTAATGCGGTACGCAGAAGAAACATTCAACAACGAAACGCAGAAAGCGGAAAAAGAACAATTCCTTGAAAACATTGTTGGTAACTGGAAAAAACGCATCAGCGGTTTGGCTGCAAAAACATCTTGGGTGATATTTTGCGATCATATCACAAAATACGATGTGTTGAACGACAAGGTTGAAAAGAAATTCGGCAAATTGGAGTTTGGTAAAGCAGTAAAAATTGGCCTGCAAAAAATTGCTGCGCAGGAACAAGGCAATCAACCTTTGGGAACTGATCCGTTTACTGATCCAACAGAAGGCATAGCAATATGCATTGATTATAATCCTGATGCTGATAAAGCAATGGATTATTATAATGTTGGTTTATATCAGCCAAAAATTGGTGCCGGCCAGTTCAAAATCTTTGAACTTACAGAAACTGATCTTGATGCGTTGCTTGGTTTTGATTCGCTGTACAAACAGTACAGAGGTGTGTACAGAAGGCGTGATTTTAATATTGCGCTTGAAGGACTTAAAAACTTTGATATGAAATATGAATACGGGCTGGTTGACAGCAGCGAATTCATTGCTATCATTGAAGAAATTTCTTCGTACTATCCTGAAGATGAAGAAACAAAAGATGCAACTGATAACACAACTGACGCAGGAGCAGCAGATGAAACAACAGACACTGATCAGGATGAATTTGATCTTATGACGCGCGATGAACTTAAAAAGTTCCACAAAGATAATAAGACAGGTTTTGTTTGCGTTCAAAAAACAACTGATGAAGCTTTAAAAACTGCAGCCAGGGAATGGAAAATTGATCATCCTGAAGAAGGTGAAGAACAAACTGCAAAGGCAGTTGAAAAGGTAGAAGAAACAAAAACGGACAAAGAAGAAACTGCGGCAGAAAAAGCAAAAAGGAAATTAGCTGAACTTCGCAAAAACAAATAATTATTAACTTTGAAAAACTAAGGGGTTGCATTTTAAGTGCAATCCCTTTTTTAAACAATGAAAAAGCAAATCGTAAAACTCCAAAAAAAATTAATTACATTTTTAATAACAGATTTACATAGGCATGAAGAGAATGGAACAGTTATTGATGGTGTAATAAAACAATTAATACAATATTGCAAAGAATATGGAATTACGCATATATTCAATGCAGGCGACAACTTCCATTCAAGAAAAGGGCAAAATCAAAATGTTCTTGTTGGATTTGAAAAAAACTTAGATGATCTTGAAGAAGCAGGAATAATAATGCATTGCATCCCAGGCAATCATGATAAAGCAGACTATTCACTTGATGATTCATTTCTTAATCAATATAAACATTTCCCATCAATAAATCTTATTAAGAACGGTGCTGGAGTATTGCTAAACGATATTATGTTTCACATGGTGCCGTTTTTTGACGAGAAAGGGTTATATGTTGAAAAGTTAAATTCATACATAGAATCAATTCCAGAAGTGCTTAAAAAGTATGAAGGAAAAAACATATTAATAACTCACGTAGGTGTTAGCGGTGCAAAAACAAATGCAGGACATACTCATGAATCACAAATAATAAAAAAAGAATTGTTTGAAAAATTCGATCAGGTGTTAGTTGGACACTTTCATAACAAAACTGATCTTGATGAAAGAATACATTACGTCGGCTCAACTATACAACACAATTTTGGAGAAGATTCTTATAAAGGTATCATAGCAATATATGACGATCTGTCATTTGAAATTTGGGATGTAAATTTTCCAAAGTACAAAGTTGTTGAATACACAGCAGATGATATTAAAAACAAAAAACTAATTGCTAATCTTGTTCATGACGTAGAACAAGGAAACAATGTAAGAATAATGCTGATTGGTAATATTGAAGAAATAAAAGCTATCGATATTACAAACATAAAATTACTCGGCATTGATGTTCGATTGAAGAATCATTCAATTGTTGATGGTGAAGAAGCAAATTTTGAAATGGTTGAGTATGACAATAATAAAATACTTGATGAGTTCAAAAATTTCTGCGAAAAAGAAAGCATAAGTTTTGAAAAAGGAATTGAATTTTTAAAAGAAATAAATATACAATAGTATGTGGCGTTTAAAATCGATCAAAATAAAAAATTGTTTTAGTATTAAAGAAGCAACATATATCTTCAAAGAAGGACAATGTATGTTGTTAACTGGAAGAAACAACGATAAAGACAGTGGGCAAAAAATAAACGGTACAGGTAAATCAGCATTCCTTGAATCAATAAGTATTGCAATCACAGGTGAATGCCTACGTAAAATAAAAAATCGTGATATAGTTTTTAATAACGAAGAAGAATGCAATCTTGTACTTGAAATGTATAACACAAAGAATAATGAACAAATGAGGATTGATAGAAGTTTATATACAGAAGGAAGTAGTATCGTTGATGTATTTATCAATGATAAGCTTGTACTGGGATTACCTAAGGTAGCTGATAAGAACGCATTCATCATAAATAAAATTGGCATATCACAGGATGATTTACTGAATTATTTTATTATCAGCGAAGAAAAATATATTTCATTTTTGCGTTCAGGCGATGTTGCTAAAAAACAATTGATAAACAGATTTTCAAAAGCTGATGTGTTGGATGGATTAAGTGATGTATTTGATAAACGCATGAAGCAGATCAACGACGGTGTTGCTGACAATGAAAAAGAGAAACATGGTTATGCAAGTCAAAAAGAATTGCTTCAACAACAAATTGACGAGTTATTAAAAACAGATTTTGAAACATACAAAAAGAATCGTATTGATGAAATTCATAAAACAATAGGTGAAGAATTAATTGTCATTGAAAGAATAAAAAGCGAAATTGAAGCAATTGAAGAAGATATAAATTTTGTTAACGATGATATTAAAAAAATCGATTTAACAAAGTTTGAGTCTGATCTTAAAAAAATTGAACAAGATAAAATTGCTTCAAGAACTACATACGATGGATTAAAAACAAAACTTACAAATGTAAAAACTAATCGCGATGACGAAATGAATATCTTTGTTGAATTAAAGAAAACATTAAATCAACAGGTAATAGAAAAGGAAGCAGAACTAAGAATATTGAATGGAAAAATAATTGCACTTGGTAAACAAATCATGGGTAAAATTGATTGTCCAAAATGTAAACACGAATTTTTACTTACTGATAAAACTGCTGATGTAAAAAAACTTCAAAAAGATCTTGAAAAATTAAAAATTGATCAAACAAAAATTGAAACTGAAGTAAAAGATTCAGAAACACAAATAACTGAAGCACAGGAAGAAATTGATAAAATAAACAAAGAAATAGAAACTGAGCAAAAGAAAATTCAAGAAAAAATTAATGAACATATTGTTGCTGCAAATAAAATTGCCGAAAGAGAAACTGAAATAAACAAACAGTTGAATGAAATGAAGTTGAAGTTACAGCAGTATGAATCAAGCATTAAATTGAAACAACAAAGTATTACTAATAAAAATAGCAGCATTAAACTAAAAGAAGAAAACATTGAATCTTTAAAAACGCAAGTAACAACTATCAAAAACAGTAAGGATACAAAGCAGGATGAGATAAACGCTAAGCAGACAGCACAAAATGATCTTGATGAAATGATTGATTGTATTGATATAATACTCGATTCATTGGCAGAAGAAAAAGAAGAAACAAAAAAATGGCAATTGTATTTTAAGTCATTCAAATCGTTTCTTGCAAATAAATCAATAGTAACAATCAACTCGTTTGTAAATCATTACCTTGAAAAAATTGGAAGCAATTTGACAGTTCAAATGTCTGGTTATAAAATGAAAGGAGATGGTAATTTGAAAGAACAAATATCAATTGAAGTATTAAGGAGTGGAGTTAGTGAAGGTGATTTTAATAAATTTAGTGCAGGAGAAAAAGGACGAGTAGATATTTGTTGTATACTTGCATTGCAGAATTTAATAAATTTGGCATCAGAAAGTGGTGGGCTTGAATTTGTTGCTATAGATGAAATTTTAGATTCAGTAGATGTTTATGGATTAACTTCAATAGTAGATTCGTTAAATTTGTTACGACGATCTGTTTTTATTGTTTCGCAGAATGAAATAAATAGCACAAGAGCAAATGTATTAATTGCAGAAAAAACAAATGGTGAAACAAAATTTGTTGAAAAATGATTATTTATAAAACAACTTGCTTAATAAATAAAAAATTATACATTGGTTTACAAACTAATGATGATAAGAATTATTTAGGAAGTGGCAAAAACATTAAACTTGCTATCAAAAAATACGGTAAGCATAATTTCGTAAAAGAAACAATTGATATTGCAGATACATTAGAACAACTTCAACAAAAAGAAATTTATTGGATTGCTTTTTATAATTCAACAAATTCTAAAATTGGTTATAATATTACTGCAGGAGGAGATAGTGGACATAAATTAACAAAACAACATATTAAAAAATTAATAAAAGCAAATAAAAGAAAAAAAGGTACAAAAGCTTCTATAGCAACTTGTGTTCAAATGAGTAAAACAATGAAAAAGAAAATTATGTCTCATGAACATAAGCAAAAATTACTTTCTAATCCGAATAAGATGAAGAAAGGTGATAAACATTCTGTTGAATCTATTAATAAAATGAGACAAAAACAATTGAATAGACCTAAAAGCTGTTGTGTTTTGTGTCATAAAGAAATGGATATTGCAAATATGGTTAGGCATGTTGAACGACATGCAGCTTAAAATACGTGTCTAACAGTTTCTTAGTTCATTCTACAAGCTAAAATATCATGGATTATAATTTATTTATTGGAATAGACCCTGGGAAAGATGGTGGATTGGTGTTTCAGAGTCACGATGATATTATTGTAATGAAAACACCTCAAGTTTCAAATGAGATTGACATCAATACAATAATTGAGACTTTTGAAAATATCATTCACAATTCATCAGTAAAACCAATATGTGTATTGGAAGATGTACACGCTATTTTTGGCTCATCAGCAAAAGCAACGTTTGGATTCGGTGAATCATTAGGTATTATGAAAGGAATATTGGCTGGAATGAAAATACCCTATGTATTAGTAGCGCCGAAGAAGTGGCAAGCAAAACTGTTTGAAGGAATACGTGAACAACGTAAACCAAACAAAGGAGCTGGTGGTAAAGGTACGTTGGATACAAAACCTATGGCTTTACTTGCAGCTAAAAGGTTATATCCTAAAATTGATCTTCGCGGTTCTGAAAGATCAAAAAATCCACACGAAGGAATTGTGGATGCACTATGTATATCTCACTATTGTAAAATAACTTATTCTTATGCCGTATAATCATTTTTGCGCAAATCATCTTGATGAAAATATAGAACATCGTCATGAATGTACGTTGTGTAATTCAAAAGGTATGGTGACAGATGATGCAAAAAAACTCATTTGTCCTATTGTAAAAAAACAATTAAAATTGATGGGTGAAACTTGCAACATGTTTGTTGGCGAAAAAATGACAAAGAAACAAATTGTAGAAGATCGACAAAAACGCAGTCATGCTCACTTTAAAAAAGAAATTTACCCAACGTTAGGTCCAAGTGAGAAAGCGCACCACATTGCAAAAAATAAGAGGCGGAAGAAGTAATAAAGTTTTATAGTTATAATTATAAGTGTATTTTTACACATGCAGATTTAAGGTTTGATAAGTCTATGGTTCCCGGGTTGTGACCGGGAATTGTAGCGTTAGAGCGTTAATGTAGCCATTATATATAAGTTTTTATATATAAATCTCAAAAAAATGCTGTAAAATATTTTTTTGTTATATAAAAGTTTATATATTTACACTATCAATCAAATCTTAAATCGTAACAAATGGCAAAAACAATTAACAAAGATGTTGATATCTTCACAACACTTAAAGCTGCACAAAAATCTTTTGACAAAACTCAAGCACCTGTAGCATTATTAAAAAGTTATAACGGAGATTATTTCGTTGATCGTAAAGGAACAGGAAAAGAATCTGCGATCGTTGCATGGCCTAAGCTTTATACTTTGCTTGACGAAAAGCAATTAAAAAGCCATATTACTTATAAAGGCAAAACAAATTCATACGACATAATTGTTGAAATAATTGCTGAAAGTGATAAACAAATGAAGTTGTTTGTTGAAGAAGCAATAATGATAATTAAATTAAATCAGCAAACAATTGGATTTGAAAAAGAAATTGAAGTAAAAAACATTGTTGATAAGCATACATATAAAACACACGTTTTTGAAATAAATGACGAAATGCAATATCAAATCACTTGCATAATTAATTAAACACTTAAAATCTTAAATCATGTCAGTTTATAAAGAAGCACTAAGAGCAATTCAAAAGCTTAATGGAATGCAAAAACAAATATTTGATGATGCGGCAGATTTTGGTATTCCTATAAAATCAGAAACTGATCCAGCGTTTCAAATAATACGCAATCTCAAAGCACAATACTTTGACGCAGAAACAGATACAGAAACTTTTGTAGCATTTGGACAAAATAACGAATGCAAAACAAAAACGTTGAAGATGACAATGTGCGATGAATGGAATACACGTAAAGAATTTCAAATAACGATTGATTATACAAGGCAATCATTTAAACGTACTCTACATGGCCCTATCATTGGTATAATATCAATTGATCCAGGGTTGTGGAATTAATAAACACTAAAACAAATTGTATGAAACATTTAATTTTATTTTTCGCAATTATTATCTTATCACAAAGTTGTAAGGTAGTAGATATTACAGGACAACATAAAGTTCTTTGGGTTAAGCATTATGGAAAAAGCAAAAAGTGTGTTGTAAAACTTGAAGGACTTAAAAGGGAATTTATTTTTCCAACAGATACTTTGAAAGCAGGCGATATTGTAAATCTTAAACATAAATAACAATGAAAAAGAAAATAATAACAGCAGAAAACTATGCGTTACTTACAAAGAACGGTATTAGTCCAAGTACTGATGCAGCAAATCCTGAACTACCTGTTGAAGTTGAATTAAAGGTAAAAATTGTACTTGAACACTGGAAAGGTTTTCTTGGAAGTTCAAGAATGAGGATGGCGTTCAATGATAATTCGTTGATAATATCAACTGATAAAGATAAAAAAGTTGGTGAAATAGTAGGATGTTTAGGAGCATCAATGGAGTTTCGGTTAAATGATCATCAATATGGGGTTTCTGGAAAAGCATTATGGGATGCGTTCTGTGAAGCAGTTGGGAAGCCTAATTTTAAAATCACTCCTAAGAAAGAAATTAAAAACAAATAATCCATGGCATTGCAATACGCATACATTTATATAATTGGACAAAAATACAAAGCGTTGATGATCAATCAGACAAAAACACACTTTCAATTTATTTGTCCTATTACGAAAAGTATAATTGAAAGAAGCAAAAATCGTGGAACAGATTATGTATCGTTTCACAACTCAGATAATTGTGTGAATCTGTATAAATGTAAACATTGCAACGCTGGTAAAAAAACTGAAACTGGATTATGTAGCAATTGTGGGAAATTTCCAACTGATGGTGGAATTGAAAACAAAAACGAAGTTGAAGAAAAAATCAAACAAACACATAAAAAATTTACAGAAAAATGAAAGCATTAATAATAGAAAACGAATACGATGTTGATAGTTCAATACGCGCATTTTTAAAAGATAATCCAAGTTTATTTGAAAGCGTTAACGAACAAACGTTTTGTAAGCATCGTGAAATGATGGACTTGGCAAGATTTATTCATGAAGCAGATGCTATTATAATAGCAACAACATGGATGTATAAAGATCAGGTAATAGAATATCTTGATTTTTCAGATAAGAAGAAAGAAGATATAAGAGGTCCATTTACTGTTGATGGCGATCCATTTTTTCAACCATTAACAAGAATATTTATGTACAGATTTAAGGAATCTGATATCGCGTGCGGCGAGTGTTATGTTAAACAAAACATTGATGATGTAAAAAAACCAATAAGTAGTTTTTTACACGATAATTTTACAGATAACAACGGTGGGTTTGGTGAAATTTGTGATGTTACAAAAGAAGAAGTAAAATATCTTGCAGAAGGTATGCGCGCTCCCGGCGGTATGAGACTTGCGTTATTATTTTTTCGTCCTGATACAATAATGATACAGTGGATGAAAAAATACGCTAATGGCAGAGTGATAGTTGATGTTGGATGCGGCGGTGGTTTTTTGTTAAGACAATTACATAATATCAATCAACCTGTGCTTGGTATAGAACCATATTGGACAGGAGATGATTCAATTGAATTAAACACATCACTTATAGAAAGTGGTAAAGGAATTATAAATGTTTTACCTCAAAGAGTTGAGGATTCTGAAAAAATGATAAAAGCGTTGGGGAAGAAAGCTTTATTTGTTTTTGCAAGACCTTGTCATTCTGATTTTGTCGAAACAGCATTAGATTTTATGGTTGAAGGAAGTGAAGCATTATATATAACACTTAAAAAAAATCTTACACAATATGATGATCTTGGTGATTATAAAGCAAAAGCTAAAGTTGTTAAACATGAAGGAAGTAGTGTTGATAAAGAAATTGTATTATCAATAAAAAAATAAATCATGCCTGAACACAAAGTAGAAGTTGAAAGTGTAACAAATTTTCTTAAGAATTTAAAATCGCACGAACAATTACTTTGTAGTCATAACAATTATAGAACTAACAAAAAACTTGTTTTATTTTTTAACGTTAATGGATTAAGATACTGTTTTAAGATTTATAAATTTGGAAAGTTAATTTTTAAAACAGAAGACATTACGCAAGAAGATATAAAACAAGCAGTAAATAAGTATAACTCAATTGTTTAACCAATAAAAATCGAAAAAATGAACAACACAAAAAACACAACAACTGGAAATGTATTGACAATAAAAATACTTTCCCATGACACAATCATGAAAATGCAACGCACTGAAATTTTGGAAGAAAGCTCAAAATTATGGAGCGCGTTGTGTTCAGAAAAAAATGAATTATATAAAAAGCATTTAAAGAAAGCTTACAATTCATTTGCTTTAACTGCAAATAAAGCGATCGGTTTTAAATGCTTTAAAACTGTATAATATTTTTTTCTTTATATAAAAATTTATATATTTACACTATCAAATCTAAATCTAAATTATTATGACAGCAGACAAAAAAACATTTGCATCTTACGAGGACGCAAAGAAGATCGTAAAAAAAGCAGGTATCCTAACACCTACACAATACAAAGCGTGGAAGGATAAAAAAGATCATCAATTACCTTATGATGCTGATAAGGTGTACGGAAAAGAATTTATCGGTTGGGATGATTTCCTTGGCAGAAACAAAGCAAGCTTCATTGAACAACAAACACATGAAAAGAAAAAAGCAGTAAAAATTACTGAAGGAGTAATTTCATTAAAAGAAGCAGCAGTAATTTGCCCAGCAATTCTTACAGATACAAAACTGAATAAGTTATCTGAAAGATACAAGCAGGTAAATACGTACAAGGTAATTGAAAACATTCAAAAAACAATGGATGGGTGGTACATATCGTATGTAAAAGAAACGCACATCCGTAATCAAAAACTCAGGCCTTACACACACCATGTTGTAAAGCTTGAAAATTTTAAATACAAAATGCCGGGAACAGGCGATAAAATTCAGCTTGTAATTTCTAACTCACACAACGGAGTTAGTAAGTTTGAATTTTATTTCGGTGTATTCAGAATCGTTTGTTCAAATGGTTTGATCGTATGGGACAAAAAATTCGGTGGAATAAACAAAAAACATTTCACTGATTATGAAACTATCAACCAATACATAGTTGAATGTGTAGGACAGTCTAAGAAGCTGATAGAACTGTTCAATGTATTTAACAAACGTATTCTTACAAAGGCTGAAAAAATTGATCTTGCAATTAAAGGCCTGCACTCAAGGTATCAGTACAAAAATTCATACATTGAATTAATGTACGAAGAACTAAAAGCAAGATATGATATCGAGGCAATAATAAAACCTTTACGCGAAGAAGATGAAGGTAATTCGCTGTGGTTGGTTTTTAATATCATACAGGAAAGGATAACAAAAGGTGAGTATTATGCAAAGGTTGACAGTGGCCTGTCAAAAGCTAATCCTATTAAAAATACTCACCTTGATATTCAGTTCAATAAGAAGTTTTGGGAATACGCAATGGCGTTAGTTGAACCTGTTGAAGAGGTTAAGTAATTACTTCTACTTCTTTTGAAGTTAAATCTCGTCTGCTATATAATTGGTAGACGAGATTCTTCTTTGCACAATATATAAATATTTTTACAATGTCATAATAAAATTCGTGTAACAGCTAAAACGAAAAAAATGCCTCACTGTGTGGGGCATTTTTTATATTTGTTCTCAAAACAAAATACCATGATATCAGAACAGGATTTTTTAAATGTAGCAAATGAACTTCATTGTGAAGTTGCTGTACTAAAAACTGTTTATAAAGTTGAAGCAAACGGTGCTGGATTTTTGGATGATGGATTAATAAAAGGAGTTCACGATAGCGAGGATAGAGTAAAAATATTATTTGAAGGTCATCGTTTTTGGAAAGCACTTGATAAAATCAAAGGTATTGATATTGAGGGATTCTTAGCAAAAGAAGAAAACAAACAATATAAAAATGTTCTTTATAAATTCTGGGATAAAAAACAATACAAAGGTGGTGTAGCAGAATGGGACAGAATGAGTAAAGCAATTGAGGTTTGTAATAAATTAAATGTTAGTACAGACTTTGCACTTGATTCAGCATCGTATGGTTCATTTCAAATAATGGGAGAAAATCATGATCTTTGTGGATACGCAAGTTCACACGAAATGCTTGCCGACTATAACAAACGAGGAGAGATTGCACAACTCGAATCATTTGTTAAGTTTGTAAAATCAAAAAATCTTGTGAGATATTTAATATCAAAAAACTTTCCTAAGTTTGCTGAGGGATATAATGGAAGTGCGTACAGAGAAAATCAATACGATATTAAATTATTATCTACTTACAATGTTATTAAATTAGCCTCTTAAATTTTATGACAAGATCGCGCGATAAAGAATTTGTAATTCAAATATTTTATGATGGTTATGAAAAACGTGTAGGAGTTTATGAGTGTGTAGGTAAAAATAATCTTGTTAGTATTAATGAAGCTAAGCAAGTACTTGATTTGTTAAAAAAATATGTTGAAGAAAATACACAAGAAGATATTAATAAAAGAAATATTCACAATGAAAACTTTCATGTTCAACATCTTATAAATAGAAAACAAAAATTAAGTGGATATAAAAAACAAGGAAGAGTTTATTTAATGCATAATACTCGTTCTAATGAATATAAAATAGGTTTTACTTCAAAGTCTATTGAAAACAGATTAAAAGAATTTAAACTTGTCGATCCCTCAGTTGAATATCTATTTTCATTTGCTGGTACTTTAAATGACGAAAAAGAATTGCATTTGTTTTTTAAAACTAAAAGGTTAAGAGGCGAATGGTTTAAGTTAGATTTAGACGATGTTGATTATATAAAGAAAAATAAAGCTGCAATTATTTATGAGCCAACTGCATGAAGAAAAAAATTCTTATTACATTACAGTATTAAGTGAAGTTATAGAAGACAAAGATATAGTAAACGATAAGTTTGCTTTTTTTATCTATTGTTTTTTAATAAAGTTATGTTCAAACGGAAATGGATACTGTTTTGCTTCAAACAGTTATCTTAGTAAACAATGTAAAGTTAGTTGTAGAAAATTACAGTTAGTTTTATCAATGTTACATAAAAAACATTACATTGCTATTGATTATTCAAATGAGAAGAGGTTAATTTATTTACCAGAAGCATGGTATCGTAAGTTGAAGAAAGAAAATAAAATAATTGAAAAAATTAATGATAAAAAGAGGTAGAGGCATGAATCCAGATTCATGTTAGGCATGCACTGGTATTCATGCCCCCATGAATCTGGATGCATAGATATAGAACTATAAGAT